ACATCACTCGGGACACGGAGGAATCAATGCCGATGTTGCGTATGGGGGACCTTGGGCCCTGCTTTCTAATAATGATAGTATTGGTGTTTATTCATTTGCTCTTAAACCAGAAGAACATCAACCATCTGGAACTTGTAACTTTTCAAGAATTGATAATGCACAATTTTCTTGTGGTACTAATTCTACTGCTGATACAATGTTTGCTGTTAATTATAATGTATTAAGAATTATGTCAGGTATGGGAGGACTTGCTTATTCGAATTAAATGATCAAAATTGATTTTAATATTTTTTTTCTAACTATACTATAAAAATAATGGGTGGAGGATTAATGCAACTTGTCGCTTATGGTGCACAGGATATTTATATTACAGGTAATCCACAAATAACATTTTTTAAAATTGTCTATCGAAGACATACAAATTTTTCGATGGAGTCTATTGAACAAACGTGGAACGGTACTGCTGATTTTGATCAAAATGTTACATCCATTATATCCCGAAACGGTGATTTAATTCATAAAATGTATTTAGAAACAGATATATCGAATCTAAATGCAGCAGCTAACGTTGGTGAAGTTACCCCTTGTGCTAATTTAGGTTCTGCATTTATTAGTTCTGTTGAACTTGAAATTGGTGGTCAAAGAATTGATAAACACTATGGTCACTGGTTAGAAACATGGTCTGAATTAACAGAAAAAAATGATTTAGGTATCGATTCATCATTAACTCATAAAGGATTAGCTATGGTAAAAAGATCGGGTGGAACAAAATTTCAATTATTATCGGGTATGGGAGGTGTCAGCCCTTGTAATAACTTTATAGTGAGAGCTGCAAATATTGGTCAATATGGCGGGTTTGCCGCTGGTATTCCATGGGGTCTTAATAATATGGGCACTGCAAACAGATCTATACCTGTTGGTTCTTACGCTAATGCAACAGGAAGACATATTGAAAAAATGTGGGTTCCTTTACAATTTTGGTTCTGTCGTAATGTTGGTCTTGCATTACCTTTAATTGCTCTTCAATATCATGAAGTTAAAATTAAATTAGAAATTGCTCCACGGCTTACATTATTTGAAGGTTCGAATGCAGGAACTTGTTCTCCTAAATTATGGGTTGATTATATTTATCTTGATACTGATGAAAGAAGAAGATTTGCACAAGTATCTCATGAATATTTAATTGAACAACTTCAATATCAATCAACAAATAATAATATAGATGCAGATCGGATTTTTACATTAAATTTTAATCACCCAGTTAAAGAATTAATTTGGGTTGGTAAAGGTGAAGATATTGCAGGAAATTTTAATATCGCAGGTGTTGGAGGTGCATTACACGCTCAAGGTCCAACAACATTTAGAAGTATAGGAGTTATCCCTGATACTGCTGCTAATGCTCGTGGAACTGCACCAACTTATCAACTTAAGTTAAATGGTCATGAAAGATTTACAAAAAGAGATTACAGATATTTTTCAAGAGCACAAGTTAATGATTTTCATTCAGGCTATGGAGGTATTAAAATTAATAAAGGTCATAAAGATGTTGAAAATGGTTTTCAAAATCTTCGAACGAGTGTAGCTGATACCCCTTCTACATATAGTATATTAGGACATAGGGTCGACGTCGCTGGTAATCCATTAGGAGGGGCACAGGCCGCAGGTGCGCCAATGAATTCTTCACATTCGATGTCTATACCAAATTTTACTCTTGATGTTTTAGCAGAACATAATGAACCTATTGATTCAATTGGTGTTTATTCATTTGCTCTTAAACCAGAAGAACATCAACCATCGGGATCCTGTAACTTTTCAAGAATTGATAATGCTCAATTAATTTATACTATAAATGATGGCTTAACAGGTAATCTAGGTAAATTAGCTTATGGATTGCATATTTATGCAGTAAATTATAATATTCTTAGAATTATGTCAGGTATGGGTGGTCTTGCATACTCGAATTAATTTATTACATAAAAAAAAAAAATTTTATTTTATTGTAAGAATTTCTGAAAGAATTCTTCTGTTTCATTTTCATCTTTTTCAATATCTAATATTTCTTTGACTGGATTCATAATTTGATTTGAAATATAATATTTATAATCAATTGTAATCTTTTTTTCTTCTATAAAATCAGGATGTTCAATACGATTACCTTGTAATATATTTCTTTTTTTAAGTTTTTCTTTTCCATTTTTATAATATCCATTATGAATTGGTGTTTCATTAACAACACGAAACATATAAGGTATTCTATCATTTGGTTTAGGTTTATTACCGGGATTTCTTTCAGCCATACGATCAGCAAGAACCTTATGTGCAATACCTTCGGGATTCTTATAATAAGCACTTAATGATTTACTTATAATAAACATACTATTATGAACTTTACCATCTAAAATATCTTGTAATGTTTTTTCTAACCAATTCATTGCTTTATCAATATTTTTATCTTTCATAATAATTTCAATGACATTACCATAAACATATTTTACAATTGGTGCATTATCTCTTCTTTTCATAACATTACCCATTGATGTTCTTTCTTTTGGTTTATCAGATTCAAATTCATATTTATCACCTGTATATTTCTTTTTTGACATTAGAATAAATGGATAAAATGTTTTTTCATATTCTAAATCTTGTGGATCATTCATTTTATGTTTTGTTATCCATTTACCTGATTTTATTCCACAATCAATACAATATTCTAATGCTTTCTTACCTTTTAATAATTCATTTGTTTCATGATGTATTCTTGAAAATTTAATAAATACAGAATCTGTATCTCCATAGACGATCTCCGGTTTATGATAATTATTCTGTTCAGCCCATTCAATTACACCATCTTTAGCATCATAGATTCTTTGTCTCCCAATCGCTGTTGTACATGCTGCTAATTTCTTTAATGAAATTGAACTTGTTCTTGCACCAGTTTGACCATATACAGAATTCGCTGTAACTTTATAAGCTAATTGTAAACCATCAAGAACCTTTTTTTTATTTTCATCATTTGTTTGTTTCATTAATTCTTTCGTCTTTTTTCTTTGATCTAAAAGATGTGTTAAAATTGTTGGTATAATACCATCTTTAACTTCTTTTTTTACAAAATAACAAGTTGTTTGTGTATCCGCTTTAATTTTATGAACTGTTTTACCTTTTTGTTCATAATTATAATCATCATAGGTTATTTTAGTATGTGGTATCTCTTGATTAAAGATCCATTGAAATTTATCTGGATTTTCATCAATTTCTTTTTGAGTACAGATATAAGTCTCATGTGATATATTCTTCTCACGAATGGAATTTGGATATAATGATGCAAAATCTAATACAGTTATCGGATCTTCTAAATATAATCCAGTATCAGGTTCAAGGACAATTGCCCCTTCAAAACCTTCTTTTGGATTAATTAATTCTTCCCATATATTATCTTTTTTCCATGCAGGAATTTTTTCTTCCCATTTTCCCTTTCTTTCATTATATTTCTCAGATATAATTCTTAAATCTCCATCTTTTATGATATAATTTTTAATAGTATCATTAATTTTTAATTTAAAATCTAAATAATTTTGTTCTAATTCATCATCTATTTCTTTTGTAAAGATACTTTCTAATTTTTTTTTTTTATCATCAATATCATATTTATATTCATAAAAATCAATTAATAATTTAATATTAGTTTTAATATCTTTGATATCTTCCTTATTTTTATGATAATATCCTTTTATCTCATTATGAACATTTATTAATCCAGTTAATGTTGGTATTCTTATTTTATTCTTTGAACATTCTTTTGTAACTAATGAACTAATCTTAATACCTTGACCTCTCAAGAAAATATATGATAATGGAACTGATGAAACATTTGCCATACCAATATTATTTGGTATGATGTCTAACAATAATAATAAATGAATACATAATTCACAATCCATAATACAATATTTTGCAATTTTTGCACGACCAGAAGGTCCTCCGGTTTTATGAAACTTAAAAATCTGTTGAGGTGATACATCATCTTTAGCAAGACACCATTCTGATTGAATAATATCTTTTTTATTCTTAAAAATTACGAAATGATCACGAATTAATAATTTTTTTTCATTTTGATTGATAATTTCTATTTTATATTTTTGACCATCATTAAATTTCATAGTTCCATATTTTGTAATCATATTAATCGTAATATAATCATTTGTTTTAAGATTCCCAATTAATGAAGTTTCAAGAATACAACATTTACCATAATAAGGATGGGTTTTATAACATCGACTCTTTAATATAGTTCCTTTCATAAAATGGGCTGATACATTATCCAATTTATAAGAATCTAATGAATGTGATTTTTGTATCTCCTTCGCAATATCAAAGATAACTCTACCATCCATAAATATATATTTCAAAATATTATCACCTAATCCTGATGATGATAACTGTTTTGATATTACTCTACATTGTTTTGTCCAATTTTTTTCATAATATGATTCTGTAATCCTTGATTCATTTAATTCATCTAAAGATTCTATTGTGTCTTTTTTATTTCTCATTAATCTTCCTAAACGATAAAAATCATTTGCTTCACAATTGATTTTATGTGTTTTTTCACCAGTAAATGTATTGTTTTTAGGACGACAATTACAAAATAAATAATCGATTCTTTTATTAATATATTCGAAATCAAATCCAAAAATATTATATCCTGTAATAATATCCGGATTATGATATAATAGTAAATCTTTCCATTTTAATAATAATTCTTTTTCATTTTTACATTCATAAACATTGACATTTTCAATATCATCACATATTTTTTCTCCTTCAATATCATCCCCAGGACCAATGACGACTATGGATCGATCATAACATTCATGATCACCATATCTATGAAAGACAGTACCAATTTGAATAATTGGATCACCTTTTACAATGATTCTCTTTCTTGTATCGTTTTCAAAATCATAAAAGATATCTTTTAAGATATTGATCATTTTATCTCTTTCTTTTTTTATATTTGAATTATCTAATTGTTGAATCAGATGATCATCAAATTGATTCATAATATGTTTTAAACTTTTATCAGAATAAATTCCATTTTCTGTTTTAATTGATTGAATAGATTCGGAACGATTATGAAATGCATCTTCAATACAAT